GCGTATGCTCCACCATGCAGGCCCAAGCTTGCCAAGGCGCGACCGATTGCAGATGTCTCCCCGTTCTCCAATGCGGAGGTTTTATTGACGTTACCCTGGCCGCGTATTTCTTCAGCAAAACCGCTGCCAATTATCATTCCGGTCTCGTTTGTGACCGTTGCCTTGATAACAACGCGCGTTCCATCGTCCACCAGTATCTCAGTATTTATACCTAGTGATGTTCCGAAGGCTTTGCGGAAGGCTTCGACCCTTACAAATACCTCAGTGTATTTCTTGCCGCCCCTTTGGACAACGCCGTGCGTCCTGTTGAGGTCGTTCACCTCGGACATGGCTGTGATTAGTTCATTCATTTAGTTACTCCCGCTAACACCTGTGCGCTACGCATAACATCTGGGTGCTGATCCCGCCACACGAAGCTGTCTTTGAATTGAGGATCGCAGAGTTTTAACAGCTGCTCCACGTTCTCTGTTACCATCATAAGTTTTTCGCGCCGCATACACGCGGCGATAATGTCTTGCAGCGCATACTCTAGCTGCTCGATCGTTGCTTCAAACACTGCGTAACCGATCCGATTGGCGTAAACCACACGCGGGATCTTGCCGGTGATGTGCCAGTATCCAGCAACCTGCATGAGGTGTGGCGGCTTGATTGCTTTTGGCAGAGAGTTCGAGCGCGGCTGGTCAGTGTCAACTGCTGTATCCCACTGCGTCTTGAGTTCCACGGCTCCCTCCTGGTAATCTCCGTAACCCAGGTATGGAAGTTGACAGCCGGGAAGGTTGCCGCGAAGTTCAGTCTGTCCGACAATCTTGTTGGCTCCTGCTGTGGCTTCACGGAGCCCAGCCAGTGCGTTCTCACAAACAAGCTCAAACTCGCACCGCTCTGCGACTTCATCTTTCTTGCGTGGGGCTTTACCGTCTGCACCGAAGCGGATTTTTTGCCGCCCCTCTATCTGCGCTGCCGTTTTATCCTGGTCAATCCAGCTGCCGGTTTGCAGAGAAGTTAAGACGTTCAACGCCTCGCGGTAGGCCTCGTTAGGGGAAGCATCTTCGAGCAGGCAGAGATCGCAGTAGTATTCCACTGCCCGGCCACTCGCCATATTTACATTGTCATTGTACTGGCTTTTTCCCAGGTAATCTTTGTAATGACCGCCCGCTGCTAAGATCGCCTCAGACTGGCCCTTGTCACCTTCTGTCTCGCCGTTCACAACCTTCATTGCTTTTGCCCTGGCGGGGCGCAACACGCCCTTTTGGAAAAAAGTGTAATAATCTGGTGTGCTTGGGTTGCTGTGATGGTAGTAACCCTTTTTGTGCGCCCAGCTAAGATCGTTATCTAGCCCCATGTCGTTACCTCCGTGTTGACATCTTCTGTCCATTCATATTTAACAGGACCAGACAATGCAAGGGATAATTTTATGCAGTTAGAAGAATGGCGGAAAAAGAAAAACCTCAGCTACGTTCAGCTGGCAAAGAAACTAGGCGCAAGCCATGCAACAGTCGTGCGGCGCTGGTGTTTACCTGGCGACCACAAAGACAAGATGATTCCATCGCCGAAGTTTATGCGTATTATAACGGAAAGCTCTCTTGGCGAGGTGTCTCCTAATGACTTCTACAGGTAGCGTTACAATCGGGATCGACTGCGGGTATCGCACCGGCGGCGTTGCGCTGATTTCGGAAGGCTGGGCAGAGGTGCATGATCTGCCGGTTTACAGCGAGGGTGGAGTTGATGTGCGGGCCTTGCTCGACATCATCGAAAGCGTTGAAAGTGTGAAGCACATTTACATTGAGGCCCAACAGGCCATGCCGCGCCAGGGAGTAGTCTCAGTATTCAAGCTAGGCTACGGCTATGCGCAGATAATGACCACGGCGGCTTTGTCCAGCAAGCCATACACTGCGATCAGGCCTGCGGTCTGGAAGAAGTCAATGAACCTGCCGAAAGACAAGGACGCTGCGAGGCGCATGGCGCAGCAATGGTTCCCAGATTTATCCTCTAAGCTGAAGCGAAAGAAGGATGAACACAGGGCGGAAGCCCTACTAATCGCCCTCTATGGGCAAGGCAATAACTAAAAAACGAAAGGTAACAACATGGGTTATACAAGCGAAGGTATTGGATACCAATCAACAGAGACCAGCCGCCAGGCTATCAACGAATACAATCTGCTTACGGTTCGGGAAAAAGTTTTGCTGTTTCTTCGTTCGGTCAGTAAGGGCAACCTTTCTTTGACAACTGAACAGATCTCCGAAGCCTTAGAGATCCCATATGTGTCTGTGCAGCCTCGGCTCAGTGAGCTAAAGAATGAGAACCTGGTTAAGATCTCTGAAGATCGAGGCCAGACAAAGTATGGCAAGACGTGCGTAAAGTGGCGGGCTGTTACCAAATGAAACCCGCTATAATTATTGGGGGCGCTTCAGAAGTTTATAAAAGAAACCAAGCTGACTTTTACGCCACTCCAAGGGATTGCACGGAGGCGCTGATTTCGGCGCTTCCAACCATGTTTTCCCCAGGAAAGAAGTTGTGGGAGCCAGCTTGCGGCGATGGGGCAATATCAAAGGTTCTGGAAGGTAAAGGTTTGCAGGTTTGCTCAACTGATTTGCATAGCAGGGGATTTGGAACATCTGGCGTAAACTTTTTAGACTGCGAGGCAATCCAATGCGATGCAATCATTACAAACCCGCCATTTAAGATAGCTGCTGACTTTATCAAGCGCGCAGATCGTCTAAACATTCCATTCGCAATGCTGTTAAAGGCAACATACTGGCACGCCGCAAGCCGATCAGATCTTTTCGAGCAGACAAAACCCTCACACGTTTTACCTCTGGCTTGGCGTCCAGCCATGTCACCAGAACGCGGAAAGAGCGCCACGATGGATTTCTGTTGGACAGTGTGGGATCGGTCTGGTCAGCAGTGTGAGTACAAGGTTTTGAGAAAGGCACTCCATGGCAAAGCGTAAGCCTCGGCCTGTCTCATGCCTGACATGCGGGCGTCAGCACGACTACAACCTGGACGGCTGGGTGATCTTGGGCGATGGTAAGACCGTGATCTGTAGCAGTCAGGAGAGTTGCTGGCGTCCGATCTACGAGAAGAGCTTGGCCGAGATCAACAAGCCCAAACCACAACGCCGCAAACTTTTTAAGGAGTGATGACATGAAAATAGCAGTTTGGTTCTCTTGCGGAGCAGCTAGTGCGGCTGCCTTAAAGCTTACGGTTGAAAAGTATGGCCTTGAAAGCGTTTACGCTGTAAATAACCCCGTTGTTGAGGAAGATGAAGACAATGTTAGGTTTGCAAGGGACGTTGCCAATTGGGTTGGTATCGACATTCAATTTGCAGTAAACTCTAAGTATCCCAATGCCTCTGCCGTTGAGGTTTTTGAACACCGCAAGGGCATGTCTTTTCCTCACGGAGCCCCATGCACTGTTGAGTTAAAAAAACGTGCTCGTCAAGAATGGGAAAAAGACAATTACGTTGACTGGCATGTTTTAGGTTTTACAGTTGAGGAACGCAGTCGGCATGACAGGTTTGTTTTGACGGAGCGTGAAAATGTTTTGCCTATACTAATTGATGCGCGGATGACAAAAAATGATTGCGCTGACATGATCCGCGCAGCTGGCATAAAGTTGCCGGAAATATACAGTAAAGGGTTTCCAAACGCCAATTGCGTTGGTTGCGTTAAAGCATCTAGCCCGACATATTGGAATCTTGTTCGCAGAGAGTACCCAAATGTTTTTAAGGAGCGGGCAGAACAATCTAAAAGGCTGGGGGCGCGGTTAGTTAGGGTCGCGGGAAAAAGAATATTTCTTGACGATCTTGACCCTTCTGCAAAAGGTAGGCCTTTAAAAGTTTTGCCTGATTGCGGTTTGTTTTGCGAGGAAAAGTAATTCTTTAGAAAGGGGGTTGACGGATGCGAAAACGGCTGTACTCTAACGAGAGCCCGCCAGGGCGAAATAACTATAAAGTTAATAACTATACAGTTAATAACAACACAGCAGTAAATAACTCTATTAATAACTATAATGTTATAGCTATAAAGCGGATGCTCACCAAAATGTCACCGCAATACAAAGCAGCTGGAAAGGCTGCTCGGGCCGATCCTTTGGCGTTTCGTATGCAAAAAGTTATCAGACTGCTGCGCAAAAAGTTAAGCCATCAAAACTTTCTTGAGGCCGTAAAGCACTTGGACCAATTACAACCAATGGAGCAAGCTCAGTTTTGCCAACAAATTGAGGATTACTATGAACGCGAAGTTTGACCCTGTTGACCAGCCAAAGCATTATGCAAGCTCTTCGATTGAGTGTATCGACGCAATGGCTGCAATGGTTGAAGGATCTGCATCTGATTTGCCAACAGATTTGCATGATGGGTATTGCTGGCAAAATGCTTTCAAGTACCTTTGGCGCTGGAAAAGCAAGAACGGCGTTGAGGATCTGCGCAAGTGCAGGTATTACCTTGATCGCCTAATTAGCCGCATAGAAGCGCGGTAGCTGCGTTTGGCTATGTAGGGTGCAAAAAAAGAGAGAGCAGCATCTAGCGGCTCTCTCCGTGGCTCTCAGGCATGTTT